AAACTGGCTGCGGTCAGTTCCGACGTGATCGAGGTGATCAACAACAGCAATTTCCGGTCGGCCGGCCACGAATGCTTCCTCGATTACTGCATCGGCACCGGCATCATGCTCATTGAGCCGGGCGATGCTATCCGCCCCATCAACTTCCGATCCATCCCCCTGACCGAATGCGTGCTGGATACTGGTCCGCGCGGTGAGGTCGACTGCCTCATGATCCCTCGCGAGATCCGTCTGGGCGACATCCGCAAGCTGTGGCCCAAGGCGAAAATGTCGGCCGACATGCTGGAGCGCGAGCGGCAGGACCCCGACCGGCTGGTGCGCGTGCTGGAGGCGATGGAGCGCGACTGGAGCCAGCGCAATGTCGAGGCCTGGAAGCACTGGATCATCTGGCACGACGAAACGAGCAACGGTGTGTTGATCGAGGACCGCGACGAGGGCGTGGGTTCCTGCCCCTTCGTGGCCGTGTCCTTCACCCGCGTGTCGGGCGAGGCCATGGGGCGCGGGCCGGTGATGATGGCCCTGCCCGACATCCGGGTGGCGAACAAGCTGGTCGAGCTGAACCTGGAGCACGCCGACCTGGCCCTGGCCGGCATCTGGCTTTACGATGACGACGGCGTGATCAACCCGGATACGGCCATCCTGGAGCCGGGTGCGCTGATCCCGAAGATGCCGGGTTCCGGCAACGGCCTGCAGAACATCGGCCCGACCGGCAACTACCAGGTGGGGCAGGTGCAGCTGCAGGAGCTGCGCTCCGCCATCAAGGACCACCTCTATGTCAATGATCTCGGGGACGTAAACCGCTCCCCTAAGACGGCGCAGGAGATCAGCCAGCGCACCGCCGACCGCGCGCGCCGGCTGTCCGGCAGCTACGGGCGCCTGCAGACCGAGTTCCTGTTCCCGGTGGTGTCCCGCGTCTGGTGGCTGCTGAAGAAGGCGGAGGGGCAAAGCGGCCTGCCGCCGATCGACGGCGACCAGATCAAGGTCAAGCCGCTCGGACCGCTGACCCGGGCCCAGGCGCAGGACGACATCCTGCGGCACGTCAACTACATCCAGACCCTGAACCAACTCTGGGGGCCGCAAGCCGCGCTGATGCTGACCGATCCCACGCTGGTATCGAAGTACCTGGCCGATAAGATGGGCTTCGATGCCACGCTGCTCCGGCCTGATGCCCAGCAGCAGCAGATGCTGCAGGCCGCGGCCCAGCAGATGCAGGCGCAGCAGCAGCCGCCCGCCGCGCCGGCGCCACAGGGGGGCGCGGTATGAGGATCGCCGATGGCGCGGTCTGGGGTGATGACACCGACGCCCGGATCAGCGAGAACATCCTGGCCACCTTCTCCAGCCCCGCTGGACAAGAGGCCCTGGCCTACCTGGTGAAGATCACCCGGGGCCGGGTCCTGCTCCCGACCGCCTCCGATGCCGAGCTGCGCGACCTTGAGGGACGCCGGGCATTGGTGGCGATAATCGACATGAGGATGACCGATGCCCGATCCCGCCGAGCAGCAACAGAACCCGCCGCCCAACCCCGCGCCAAAGCAGACGGAGGCCCAGCGAATGGCCGGCCTCGCAAGCGCGGATCGCCCCTTGACCGAACCCGCCGGGGGAAGCCAGCAGGAGGCTAAGCCGCCGGCCCAGCGGCCGGACAATGTGCCGGAGAAGTTCTGGGACACCAAGACCGGCGCGGTGCGCGTCGATGACGTGCTGAAGTCCTACACCGAGCTGGAGAAGCTGCGGGGCCGCATGGGCACCGACGCCGAGGCCAACGCCCGGGCGAAGATCGAGGGCGAGCTATGGGGGAAGCGGCCGGAGAAGCCGGACGCCTACCCGATGGCGGCGCTGCCCGATGCGGTCGACGTGCACATTCTGGCCGAGCCGCCCGGCGCCGATTTCGCCTACGAGCCTGGCAAGACCTACCTCCCCCTGAACCCGCAAAGCCCGACGCTGCAGAAGGTCCGCGACCTGGCATTCCGCGCCGGCGCCAGCCCGGAGGAGTTCCAAGGCCTTCTGGTGGAGTTCGCGCGCGAGAACGGCCAGCGGGTGCCGACCGAGGCGGATCTGGCCGCCGATCGGCAGCGCGTCTGGGGCGAGCTGGGCGAGCACGGCGAGCGGCGGGTGCAGCACCTCTGGGGCAGCCTGCGCTCCACGGTGGGCCCTGACCGCGCGAACGACCTGGAGCCGCTGCTGCGCGACGCCAAGGGCATCTCGGCGCTGGAGGAGTTGGTGGCGCTGGCCAGCGGCAGCCGCTTCAATCCGCCGGCCGCCGGTGTCACCGGCAGCGGTCCCCTGACCGAGGCCAGCGTGCGCGCCATGCACAGCGACCCGCGGTATCTGGCCGGCGATCCGGCGTTCCGGGCCGAGGTGGAGAAGGCCTGGGCGACCCTCTATCCGGGCTGATCCGGCGGGTTTTTCTTGACGTGCGCGCGAAAGCGTGAATAGGGGAATGGGTAGAGGCTGAGACGACGGCCCGCCCATTCCCTGCCGGCCCCAAGGGCAACCGGAACCAGGGCCACCAGGCGGCAAACCCGAGACAGCGGTTCAACCGTAATCGAGGGATTTCCCCATGCCACAGAATTCGCTGCCCGTCGCGTTCGTGCGCCAGTACGAGACCGACGTGCATGTCGCCTACCAGCGCAATGGCTCCAAGCTGCGCGGTATGGTCCGCACCAAGACCGGCGTGCGCGGGTCGACGGTCCAGTTCCCGAAGTTCGGCACCGGTGCCGCGACCCAGAAGTCGCGCCACGGCGAGATCGTGCCGATGAACGTCGATCATTCCAACGTCGAGGCGGTGCTGCAGGACTGGTACGCCGGTTCCTGGAACGATCAGCTGGACAACCTCAAGACCAACATCAACGAGCGGCAGCTGCTGATCAACTCGGGCGCCTACGCGCTGGGTCGGCGCTCCGACAAGATGATCACGGACGCGCTGGACAGCGCCAGCGGCGTGCGGACCATCGGCAACAACTCCGAAGGCCTGACCCGGGACAAGATCCTGGATGCCTTCACGCAGTTGAACGAGGACGACGTGCCGGACGACGGCCGCCGCTTCGCCATCGTCGGCGCCAAGCAGTGGACCGACCTGCTGAAAATCCCCGAGTTCGCGGACGCCGACTACGTGGGCGACACCAACCTGCCCTGGCTGCAGGGCGCGACCCAGGTCAAGGCGTGGCTGGGCATGTGGTGGATGATGTTCACCGGGCTGCCGAAGGAAGGGGACGTGCGCGACACGTTCATGTTCCACGGCGACGCGGTGGGCCATGCGATCCAGCAGGAGATCATCTCCGACATCACCTGGCACGGCGACCGCGCCAGCTGGTTCATCAACAACATGATGGCGCAGGCTGCGGTGCTGATCGACGAGATCGGCGTGGTCCGCATCCCGGCGCTGGAGGCCTGATCCATGGCGTTCGATCGCATGAACCTGAACAAGCACGCCGACTTCGACCGGCACCGCATGTTCCACTACAAGACGCCGGACGCGCACAGCACGGTGTCGGCCTCCGGCTACTTCAACGAGGCGGCCGAGAAGTGCGGCATGGAGGACGGCGACGTGATCGTCTCCGTCGGCTCCACCGGCAGCACCAAGACGCTGCGCATGTACGTCGTCTCCGTGGATGCCACCACCAAGGTGGCGACCACGGCCCAGCTGTCCGTCAGCTAAGGGGCCGCCGGCTATGGCCGGCGAGATCAACTACCTGGCCTTGATCCGCCGCCTCATGGCGGAGCAGCAGGCCCGAACCCGCCGCCGGCGGCGGCAGCGGCGGCGGGGTATCGGAGGCGGGGTTCACACCCCCCTCCCCCCCACGCCGCCGCCCACCCCCGGCAATCCCAATGCTGCACTCTGGCCCGATGGGTCGGAAATGACCTGGCCCGATGGGTCAGAGGTGGAGTTCTCCTGATGGCCGGAAAGCCCATTCCCCCGATCACCGATGTTGTCCCGCCCAACGGGGCAGCGTTTCCCTTCCGCGGCGGCCCTGGTGCTGGTCCGCGCTCCTCTGGCGTCAGTGGCATCCTGCGTGGGGCTGCGGCTGAGGGAGCTCTGGCCGAGCTGGTGCAGCAGCTTCTGGACGCTGGCGGTTATCTGCCAGGTATTGGCGGCGGCGGCGGTGGCGGAGGCCCCATCGTGGAGTTGCCACTGTTCAATCTGACGCCCACGGCGCGGACCATCGACACGAACTACGGCCCCAACCGCCCGCTTGTGGACTTCGGGGCGTCTTTCCCAGCCGGGACTGTCTTTGACTTCTCGGGCATTGCCAAGGACGGACGTGTCGTCCTGACTTCGACGGGCCTCTCGACTGGCAGCACCGTTTTCGCGCCGAACGACGGTCTGAACATTGGCGTGACCGCCACCCACCCGCTGGCCCTGAACCCCGACGGCTCGCCGGTCATCCGATCCGCTGTGTTCCGCCTGACCGTGAATGCCTACGTGGCTCCCGAGATCCCCGATCCTGGCGCGCGTGTCTACGAATACACCAACTACGAGCGGCCGGTGATCGGTAGCGGCGACAGCAACGTGGTGTATGCCCCGCAGATGCTGATCCGCGACGGCGGTGCCACGCAGCTGCAGGGCTTCGCTTTTAACGCAGGTCCGACTGCGGTCGCGGCCAGCTATGGTGTATTCGCATTCTACATCGAACGCGGATTGCTGCAGGCCGGCGACAATCTGGAGCATGTGCGCGAAGGCAGTTCGACGGCGTATCCCGTGCAGTTCAAGGTGCTGCGGGCGCACGATGACGGCTCTGCCGCGCATATCCGGGTGGCAACGATGCGTCCGGCTCTCACTGCGGGGCAGACCATCCGGGCCATGCTGCGCAAGACCAGCACGGCGCCATCCGGCTCCAACGTCGCGATGACGCCGTTTGCCTCCGCACCGTTCACGGCGTCGGTGACCCTCAAGGGCCGCTATGCGCGGGACAGCAACACGCTGGTGGCCGCCAACCAAGTCTTCAATGTGGGGGCGGCTGCCCTGGCGGCATCGCCAGCCGGCGCGCCATACATGCAAGGGCCCATCGTCACCGAGCAGCGCTACATCATCAAGCTCGCGGATGCCCTGCGCGTTGTGGCGGACGTGCGTGTCTATGTCGATGGCAAGATCGAGATCGACTGGCAGCCGCGCTGCGATCTGAGCATGTGGTCCAACCCGAACCGCTGGGCGACCTACGTCATCGATATCGATGTGAAGCAGAGTGGCACGTCCATTCTGGCGAAGACCGACTTCGTGATGGGCGTGGCGCAGACCACGATCAAGCGCGTTGATATGTCGGTTGCGGCCGCCGTCAACGCGTTGCGGGTGCCTCCGGTCCACAACATCCAGTTCGATGCGCCGCTGCTGATCCAGCTGGGCGTCTTCCCGTCTTATGATCTCACGACCGGTGTCGCCACCAGCTACATGGGCAACCAGATTGATTCGCGCCTGGCGCAAAGCAATTTTGGCGATCTTTTGTCCAACAACTCCGTCGAAGTGAACATCCGAAAAGAAGGTGCGCGAGAGGATATCGGCATCATTCCTGGCTGGAATGTGGCGTGGCTTAACTCGCAAAGTTACGCTTCGCGGCAGCTCGCTATCTACACGGGCGATGTCTATGGCGCGATCCCGATAAGCTTCTGGGACCGGGAAAAGGATGTCCGTGTCACCAATTTTGCGGACCTCGGGGGCTACCCCAATCTATGGTCCGACTACCGGAACAGCGTGGAGACTGACAAGTTCATCGTCTCGGATTTCCATCAGCCCTGGGTTTATGACACGGCGCATCATCCGCTTCTGCCCTACACGCCCTACCTGATCACGGGCGACCGCTGGTTTGCGGACGGGCTTGAAGCACACGGCGCGATGTCGATCCTCTTCACCTGGGACGCTTCTCGCCGGAAGGGTGGTGACAAGGACTGGATGCTGATGCGCAACCAGCAGCCGCGTGAGGCGGGTTGGCTGATGCGCGACATGGGCATGTTGACGATTTTGATGCCAGACAGCAGCCCGCTCCGGTATCGCTTCATGGAGGTTGCCGACTACTCGCTGGAAATCACGCTGCGTGACAGTCTGCTCTGGGATCCGATCCAGGGCGAACTGCACGGCTGGCTCCCTTATGTGACGCCGGACGATCAAGGCGGCATGAAGCCCTGGCAGCGTGATCATGTTCTGGCTGGTGTGGCGATGTGCGCCATGGCGGGCAGCGTTCGCGCGGCGCAATACATGGACAGCACCCATGCTTGGAACATGGACCGGCGCCTGCAGCCGGAAAACGTTCTGAGCTACAAGCGCGTTGATGGCTTTCTGTACCAGTTCGGCAGCACGCACGACATCCTGGCTACGCCTCCGTCTGTTCGGACCTTCGCGCAGTTTGCGAAGGCGGGTGAGAACCTCCCAACCCTCTCTTCCGGCTTCCTGAGTGAGACGAATACCTGCCAGCTGGGTCTGCGCACCGTGGCGCTTTACGGAAGCCTCCGCAAAGACCCGGATGCCGATGGGATCACGCAGAAGTACGTCGATAACGGCGCGCCGTTCACCAGCAAGGCTGCCTACCAGAAGGACCTGATCGAGAACATCCGGTCTCTCCGGTGGAAGAGCGGTGCTATCGCTACTGTCGTGCCGAAGTATGATGGGTCGAACGGAGGCAGCCTCACGCCGACCGTGCCGCCGACTGTGACGCCCAATCAGACCTTCACGGCGTCGCGCAGCGTGACCGCTGATCAGAAGATCATGACCATTGCCTATACCGGTGGAAAGCCCACCGGCGGTACGGTGCTGGCGCCTTACAACACGGTCTACGACATTCGCAATGGGAACGAGCTTTATTCCAAGGTGGATCTGTCGGGCCAGTCTGCCGGCAACCAGGTCATTTCGCTGATCCTGACCAACGGCGGCGGCTCCAGCAGCACAGCGTCGGTGACGGGCACCATCACGACCACGGCGCCGGTCACGCCCAAAAACATCTTCGGCATCCCGGATGCGGATATCGTGGAGGGCTATAGCTTCAACCGCCGTCTGACCACCAACTACCCGGCAAATGGTGAGTTGGTGCAGCTCCAGCAGGATGCCGAGACGCCAATTTCGGTGAGCATGACGAACGGTGTTGCCGCGCCGGCGGCCTATCTGGCGGCGGCTGGCAACAAGTTCGTGGCCAAGCCGATCAAGGTCACGGGGCAGTTCGCCGGGCTGCATATGCTGACGCCCTACGACAACAGCGGTGTCGTGATCTCCAACCAGGCGTTGGTCTCCAAGCTGCCCGGCTTCGTTGCTGTCAATTGGGAGGGCGGGCGGTTCCAGAAGGTGTCCGGCGTGGCCATCAATGGCCGCGGCCTTGGGTTCGTCGGCGCGTTCTTGTCTCAGTATCAGTCGAACGGCGCGCAGCGGCTTTGCGTGTTCGTGGGCGACGGCGAAATCCATGACTACGAC